TTCGCTGCGAGATATTCTCGCCGCGCAATTTGATTCTTAACAGAAAGGATTGTCATGGCTACGTTTGCCAATTTAAGCGACATTGTCGCAACCACTATTCAGTCGCGCTCTGGTGCGCTGGCTGACAACTGTACCAACAACAACGCATTACTTTATAAACTGAAAGAACGCGGCAACCAGAAATTATTCTCTGGCGGTAACGTCATTCTTCAGGAAGTAATGTACAACGACACCACTACTGAAAACGCTGGTTCGTTTTCTGGGTATGACATTATTGACATTACCCCGAACAGCCCGATTAGTTCGGCTCAGTTTGACATTAAGCAATACGCTGCTGCTGTGTCTATGTCTGGCCTTGAAATGCTGCAAAACAGCGGAAAGGAACAGATTATCGACTTGTTAGAAGGCCGCATTCAAGTCGCAGAAGCCCAACTGATGAACGACATTTCTGCTGGTATTTACTCGGACGGTACGGGTAACGGCGGTAAGGACATCACTGGTCTGGCTCTGGCTGTGTCTGCCTCGCCTGCCTCTGGAACCTACGGCGGTATTAACCGCGCCAACTTCTCATTCTGGCGCAACATTGCGTTTGATGCTACAAACGATGGCGGTGCTGCTGCTTCGGCCGCTAACATTCAATCGTACATGAACCGAGTAGCCGTTCAGTTAGTGCGTGGTGCTGACCGCCCCGATATTATCGTGGCAGGTAACAACTACTATCGTTTCTATCTCGAAAGCCTGCAAGCCATTCAGCGTATTTCTAGCGAGACTTCAGCGGGTGCAGGTTTTACTAGCCTGAAATACTTTGGTGCTGGGTTTAACTGCGATGTATTCTTGGATGGTGGTATTGGTGGTCAGTTGAACACCAACCGCATGTACTTCCTGAATACTAAATACCTGTTCTTCCGTCCGCACCGTGACCGTAACTTTGTGCCTATTGGTGGTGATCGCATGTCGGTCAACCAAGACGCAATGGTGCGCCTGATTGGCTTTGCAGGTAACTTGACAAGTTCAGGCCCTCGCTACCAAGGCGTTCTGACTGACTAATTTTGAAAGGATACTAAAATGGCTGCACCTTTTTCCGTAGCCCCAATTTCGGGGTGTGATTTGAATAGCATTACTCTGGCCGCTGATGTGGGCCCCGCTTCCGGTGCTGAAGATGCGCCGCAGTTGGGCACGCAGGCTTTTGGTTCTGATGGCCGTCGCTATGTGTACGCACAAGCTAACGCCACCATTACCGCATCGACCGCAGTGTGTACCGTCAACGCCACCACGTTCCTAGTGACTGCAACGGGCGGTTCTTACCGTTCGCCCGCGGTTGCTATGGCTTCGGGTGATCGTGGCTGGTTCTCTGCTGCTTCTGTTTAAGGAGTAACGTATGAGCTACCCCTCACGGTGTATGGGTGTCGGAATGGCTGCTGCACTTACCGAAGTAGTGTGTGGCGACATTCAGGACAACGTGACCGCGGCGGGTTCAACTCAAGGCACGGCAACTCTGGTCGCTGGCGCTCATGTCATAGTAACGACAGCGGCAGCCAGTACCGGCGTTATTTTGCCCCCGGCTGAACCTGGTGCAGAAGTCACTGTTAAAAACCTCGGCGCTAACGCTCTCAACGTTTACCCGGCAACTGGCGGTGCTATTAACGCACTGTCAGCAAACGCTGCGTTTTCTGTTGCGGCTGGTGGTCAGGCGAGATTGTTGGGACGTAATAGTCTTAACTGGGTCACTTACTAAGTGGGCAGGGGCATTTGCCCCTGTTGTTTAACCTTATGGAGTCCAAATGAGCAACCCTCAGACTGGCAGTTTTGTAGAGTTTTACATGGAATCTGTTGAATTGAAGTCGGAAAGTGAAAAAGCTGGCCGACCGATTTATAAAGAAATTCCGTTTGTACGCATTCAACATCCCGGTGACAGATTGAACGTGTTGGAAGTAAAAGCTGACGCGCACTATAAACAGCGTTATGCACGACAGTGGCGCGAGTTTGAGGCAGGCATGGCGGGTGAGGTGATTGGCACGGTTTTAAGTCAGTGGCCGCAGATTACTAAGTCGCAATGCAAAGAAGCCGAGTATTTTGGTATTAGAACTGTAGAAAATCTAGCCGAAGTGAACGATGGCGCATTACAGCGCATGGGAATGGGCTGGATGGAATTGAGAAAGAAAGCGCGGGATTATCTAGCGGCAGCGGCAGGAAATGCGCCTATTAACGCACTGCAAGCTGAAAACGAGCGGTTACGTAATGAATTTGAAGCGCTCAAAGCCTCGTTAGAAAACCCGGAAGTGAAACGCGGACGACCGCGCAAAGAACCTGAAACCGTCGAGGGTTAACTATGAATTACACCCTGCTAGAGCTAGTGCAGCAGGTAACTAGTGAGCTGTTTGGAACACGACCAAATTTAGTTATCGGGAACAATGACCCGCAGATCATACAACTCCTCGCCTTAGTCAACCGACTAGGGCGAGACCTTTCCCGTCAGTACGAGTGGCAAAGGCTGAATACTGAACACAGCTTTACTACGGTTCAGGGGCAGACACAATACGCCCTACCGAGTGACTGGCTAAGACAAATACCCCAGACAGAGTGGGATAGAACGTCACAATGGCCGCTCATAGGGCCTGCAACCACTCAAGAATGGCAAATTTATAAATCAGCGATTATCAGCGATGGTCCAAACCTACGCTTCAGAATTGCTGACAACTTCCTAGAGGTTGACCCGCCCACGGGTGATTTGAACCTGTCTTTTTACTACATTTCAAAAAACTGGATTGATGCAGGTGGCGGGGTTACTCGCTACACCTACGCAGCCGACACCGACCGGGCGATATTTGACGATTCGCTGATGGTGACGGGACTAAAAGTACAATGGAAAGCCTCTAAAGGACTGGATGCGAGCTTTGACCTGGCTGAGTTTAGAACCATGCTTGACACGATTAAGGCTCAAGATAAATCAGCGCAAAAACTTACACTCGGCGGTTTGCCGCGCAATATATTGCTGACTGAGTGGAACGTGCAGGACGGCAATTTTCCGAGCTAGTCATGGACAAAAAAGCCCTTATTAAAGCATTAAGAGACAAACCGCAATTAGGACGGCCTGACATTAAAGGCATACCTAGGCGCGTAACTGATGCGGTAAATAGAAACATAGCAACCTTACTAGGAACGCCTGTTGATGCAGTTACAAACGCAATAAACTTAGGAATAGCAGGGGCTGGAACGCTTGGGCACAAACTAGGTTTAGTTTCAACGCCGCCTAATGTGATTGAAAGCCCGATAGGCGGGTCAGAATGGTTTGGTCAACAAATGGAGCAACGCGGTATGGTTTCGCCTGAGCGGAATACATACAATGAGGTTATGGCTGGGCTGCTTATGCCAGCGGCAACGACAAGAGCTGCAAAAACTTTATTTAATGCAGAACAACAAGCGGCACGTAACATTGCCGCACCCGACACTTTGAACACGCCGGGATTTAGAGGACAAAGGGGCGCGATAGTCTGGCACGGTTCACCGCATAAGTTTGATGCGTTTGATGCTTCCAAGATAGGAACGGGTGAGGGCGCTCAGGCTTACGGGCATGGGATGTATTTTGCTGAGTCGCCGGATGTGGCCAATGTTTATAAAAATACATTAAGTGCCGACCTCAGCAAATTGTCTACTACTGGTGAGTTTATGGCAGCTAGGGCATTGGCCGAAACAAATTACGACGCTGCAGCAGCCATTAAAAATTTATCAAATGGGTCGGGTGTAATTGGTGGCGCTGTAGCACCTGAAAATGCAAAAAAATATGTTGAAGCTGCATTGCCGAAAATTGGACGCGGTGAAGGCCAATTCTACAAAGTAGACCTACCCGATGAAGCCATAGCCCGTATGCTGGATTGGGATAAACCGCTTAATCAACAAGCGCAAGTGGTAAGCGCATTACGCCCAGTTTCTGAGCGCGTTCCGGGTCTTAGTGATGCCTTGCAAGAGTTTGAGCTTGGAAGCACCACCGGACAAGCGGTAAATAATTACATTTCTAAAGCGTTATCTCCAGCGGATGCTGCGCGTTTATTAAAGGATGCAGGCATCCCCGGCATTCGCTACCTAGACCAAGGCTCACGTGCGACTGGCGGTACATCAAACTTTGTTGTATTCCCCGGTGAAGAAAGACTTCTCAGAATACTAGAACGCAACAATCAGCCTATGGGCTTGATGGGTGCGCCAAAACAAACTGGGTTACAGGCAACAAA